ACCACGGCTACAATTATCAGCACAACCCCAGCTATAATCTTACCTATAGCTCCGGATCCGCTGGGAATATCTTTACGTACAACAAGTGTGTCAGGGTCGCCCACCTCAATGTCTACCGACTCAGATTCCCAAATAAACTCTCCGTTCAAATAGAACGAAGACTTAAAGCCTTCTTCGGCCTGGTTATCCATCCAGTGAACGTAGAGCTGCGGGTATAACTGAAACATTTTATCTAGGCATGCTCCTAGCGTTCTACCTGCCACTACCAACTCAGACAATCCGTTTGTATATTTAAGGTACTCGTCTGAAAATTTAATTAGCATGTAGCTTCCTCTTATATCTGATAGCACCGTACACACGGGTAGCCCACTCACCTACCAAATAGTTATGCACGGCTGTGCCTAGCTTGGTAGTGTGGATGAAATAGCCCTGCTCTGAGTCTACAACAATTCCTATGTGAGATACTGCCCCGCGTGTTGTCAAAAACAGTACGTCACCGAACTGATACTGATCCGTAGGCCGTAACAACTTAAACCCATACTCTTTATACATAGACTTAAAGTAATCTTTGCCGAGCTCAGACCAGTTCTCGACGTAGTCCGTGAAATCTGGGGCCTCTATGCCAAATTCTGTTTTATAGAACAACAGTCCTAAATTGAAGCAATCACCTTTAACCCATCCACGTCCAAGATGCTGGTACTGTATCTTAAGATACTTAACTAGGTCTAAAGCCATATGCGCCTCTGATTTGTGCTATCTAGCCCCGCAAACCCTCCAAAGTTTATAGAATTTCCGTGGGCTTTGCAGGACTCTAGGTTCTTGTAACAGGTCGACAAGGCTCCAGCATACTTACACGTCTCAGGATCTTTGTACCGAAACGTACAGGAATTGGAATCCATATACCGACGTCTTGGAATCTTTACTTCTAAGTCAACCACAGGATCTAACGTAAACACCACGACCTTCTCATTGGCGTTGTAGGTGTCGATCAGGAACTCTTCTTTGATGTAGGCGTTAGGATCTTTTTCTGGGTTATCGGTTTCTGTGGTGGTACCGTCAATTTGTGGCGTATACAGTTTGTCCAGAAAACGTGCAAATACTGTACGCACTACGACTTTTCTATTAACTAAGCCGTTGTACATTTCTACGTAATACATGATCTCGCGTGTTACGTTAGCCACAGACATTGAGGCTCTATCTATGGACCCGTCTGCTGACACCGTAGTTTCACTGATGGATATTGGAAACCTAATATAGTTAACACCTGCGTACTCAACATCGTAGTTTGAGTCAGCTACGTTAAGGATAAGCGTGAATGCTATCTTAGCGTCTACAATGGCGGAGGGTATAGGAGTGTTTATTGTAATTATATTGTCTAACACCTCTACAACTGTGAATGTACCAGCTATTCCATCAATGCTGATGCTCTGCCCAATAACAAAGTCAGACGCTCCGGATACCACTATAGTGCTGCTACCCTGTACGGCAGTGCCAAACACATACGTATCGGCTAACTCAAGAGTAATAAGTTTAAAGATCCGTGACTGTTCGTCACGTGAGGCTTCTTCTTTGAAAATATTGGACACAGCCCTAGACATCAGTGCTCCTAGTGTATGTGTGTGTGTTGTTGGCCACAATTAAGTAGTCAAAACCTGTACGCCGTATAGCTAGTAAGTCCGCATCTGATGGTCGTGCATCCCCATTAAGATGAGAATGATAAACACACTGCACCGCACGCTGGACGTGATTTATCTTAGACAAAGCACGTCCATACCCCGCACGTGAGAATGTAAAATCACCAGAATTAATAGCTACATTAAGGATAGGATATACCTCTCCTGCACTGTCTATAAGACCACATATTTCTCTGCACGGAGATGAACCAGCCATAGCCTGTAATTTTGTTATAATACTAGACTCAATCACTACAGCACCTGTACTAACTTTACGTTCATCTTGTAGAGTGGTCCTTTTGGGCCATGACCGAAGTTTTCCTTTATCAGAGAGTCCATGTCAAATCTGACCTGCATAGATTCTTTTGTTAAGGGATGGGTCCACATAAATGACTGAACATTGCCATATCTCTGAATGAAGAAGGTAGTAAGTACTGCTGCCTCTTCTTCAACTAGGACGTTGTAGGTAAATTCAAACGTACGCTTGGCATCACCCTTGACACGGCGCTGCTCGTGTCCTGACTCAAAGTTCTGTACTAAGTTATTTGTCTTAACTCCCTCGGTAAAAGGACGAGACGGAAGAGACAAAGCCTTAGTTTCTCCGGTTCTACTTACATAGGTTGTTGGGTAACTAGGAATAGGCATAGAAAAACTCCTATTGACTTATATACTATTATGTGCTAGTTTATTATTAGACTAAATTACTCTAGGAGGTGAACAGATGAGACACGCTGCTAGGCTAACTGTATTATTACTGCTGGGCGCTACTTCGGCTTTGGCGGAGACTACCGGAGATCTGATACGCGAAGCTAACTCTATTGTATCCACGTGTAACCCTGCCAACTACGCACGTCTATCGGAGATAGCCAATACAGCGCGTAAACTTATAGCACGTCAAAAAGCTGGCTGTGAGCAGCACCGCTACAATGACGAAGACTGGTCAAACTGCCTACGACACCTAAACGGCAGCACAAACTCAGCCTCTAGATTGCGATTAGACGCAGCTGCGTGTGCCATTACGTTAGGACGCAAAGAAGAAGCAAAAGCACACTTAACTGAACTGGTGACTAAATTTGAGTCATGTGGTTTATGCTCTGCCGAAGTAGACAAAGGTGAAGCCTTGTTAAAGACCTTGAAGTAATAGCTAAATACTGCAGGGGTAGATAACTACCCCTGCATAATACCTCTGATAGTGTGGTACGTTGATCCTTTTTTGGCGGCATCAAAGGAAACTATGTTTACTACCGCTTGTCCGTCAATAGGCGGAATTGAGTTCACATCGGCTACGTTAATGATGGAGAAGGAATACGGTGTTGCACCTTGTTGTTTGTCGTCACCCCTAGCGGGACTTGCTGGACTAGATGACCCTACTGAACCACCTTCAGCAAATTTAGAAATCTTTCCTTCGTTTAACGCCAGTAGATAGTCGGTACCGTATTTATCTACGCTTGATTTCTTAATAACTACCTCCCCTGGCATAAGCATGGCAGGTACAGAGTCTTTTCCAGGTGTGCCCATATTTGTTGGAATAAACCCACCTAAATCTTTGAGAGATTTGACCATAGATCCGCCTGCAAATGACTGAATAATACCTCCGTTAGCAGAGGGTTGAACTTGCAGAAACGACCCATTGGTCATAAGCGATGATCCCACCGTACCAGACCCTTGCGTTATTGTTCCTGACTCACCTCCTGCAGCCCCCATAGCAAATCCTATCAGCTTCTGTACCGCATACACAACCAGCATCTGCAGCACATACTTCATAAGCATTTCACCGATAGACTTCAGCATATTACCTATGGCGTTTTTAAATGAACTCCAGGCGTTTTCTCCTGCTGATAGTGCGTTAACCATTCCGTAGAGGGAGTCAGAAATTCCATTCGTAACCGAATTAGTAACTGACGTTCCAAGCTCTTGCGTCATGGATTTAAACGTACCCATGCTCTGGGTAGCCTTCTGAATGCCTTGAGAAAAGTTTCCAAAAAACGAGTCGTCTGACGCCTTAGTCTTCTGTGCATCGTAAGCCTGCTTGGTTAGCAGACCCGCTTGTAGTTTCTCATTGTACTGCTCCAACTTTGTTACTATATTAGTGTACTGGATGTACTCGTCCGACGTAAGTTTGTTAGTGCTTGCCAGCAGGTCTAACTGTTCTAGCGTTACGTGCTTCTTATCGGCCATCTCTAGCTTAAGCGCTTCTTCTCCAGCCACAGCCACCTGGTTAATACGAATCTTTTCCTCCGTATTTTTAATAGACGCTTCTAGGATTTTAAGTTCTATAGCCTCTACTTCTACCCCAGTCCAAACCAAAGACTTTTGAAGCTCCAGTTGCTTCTGCACAGTGCCTAGTGTCACATCAGCAGCTTTTTCATCTTTAACTGCTCTAGACTCTATCTTGGATGATACCCCAGAAGCTGTATCAGTGCGCTTAGCTGTGATCTCTGACTTCTCAGCTACGTTAATATCTCCTAAGCTCTTGTTATACCGCTGGTCAGCATCTGGGCGGCTGTCTGTAGCCCACTTTTTAGCAAGTTCACTTCTAGCCTTATTATACTTATTGGTGATCTTGATTTCTTCCGCAAGCAGATACGCATGGTACTTTTCTGCAGCAGCCGTGTAGTCTGAGCCTGACTGTAGAAATGCGTACTCCATTATCTTCTTTTCTTCTGCTGCCTGTTGCTTAAGTGACTCGTCACGGTACTTGACTATGAACGTTTCGTACTCTTCGGAATATTTTTTATCTATAGCCGTAAATTCTTTAGTTAGCTTGCCTTGTGATACCTCATACTCTTTCGTCTTCCTATCAACCATCTTGGTGACCCGCTCACTAAACGCAGCGAACGACTTTTCATTACCGGCTTCCATTTCATACTTTTGACCCTTCTCTAACGCTGCAAGCTGTGCGTTAGGATCGTAGCCTTTGATCTTGTTTTTAGATGCGTACTCGGAGGTTAACTTGATAACCTCTGCGTTGGTGTCGAACTCCAAACTTTTGCTTAAGGCAATAGCAGCTTCATTATAAGCGTCGGCCCGCTCTTCGTAGGACTTGTCTGCGTCTTTGAATATCTCTTCCTGCAGCTTTATTTCTGCCTGCAGTTCTTTTGACTTTTCCTGCAGCTGTCCTATGATAGAAGAAGAGTAGGATTTTTCGGCTGAGGAGGTTCCACCTGGCTTTTGTATTCTACTGACCGCCCGCTTCTTCTCTAACGCAGCCAGCGCTGCTGCGTCCTTGTCCTTGTCAGCCTTGGTCTTCTGTACAAACAGATTGGTAGTGGGATCTTTTTTATACGCAGACGTCAGCACATCAGGTTGGGTGTCTGCCAGCTTAGTTTGACGTTCAGCTTGTAATTTAGCTAAGCCCTTTTCTCTGCGTGCTAAGCTGTTTGGATTGCCATAATCTCTCGCCCAAGCATCATTAAAATACTCGGTTAAGCTGGTGCGTGGCTGTCCTGGCTGGCTGTACGCGACAGATTTAGCTTTATCAGCTGCCAGCTTAGGCTCCAACTCATTAATCTTCGTTTGAATTTCGTTATATGAGGATACTGACGCATGAGTACCCTTAGCCCGTTCTTCATTAACCAACTTCAGTATATTATGCAAATCGCCCAGCTTGAGGGATTCTATATCTAGGTTTTTAAACCAGTCTTTGTGAGAGTCTTTCAGCGCATATAGTGATTTTTTAGTTTCGCCTTTTAGCTCAACGTACGTTCCTCCAAGTAAGTTAGCTTTATCTACCTGCGCAGTGTTACCCTTTAACAACTCAGTGTATTCTTTTAAAGATTTGTTATTTCTCTCAGCCTCAACAATAGCTGAAGACGTAACATCCTTCACCCTTTGTGTGCTCTCAGCCATTTCCACGTAGGCTTTGTGCTGCTCTCTAGACTTTATGATAGTCTCGTCAGTTTCTTTACCAAAGTATGCCATTGCTGCTGTAATAGCCACCACCCCGACCGTAATTCCGGCGATAATTGGGTTGGCCATTGCTGCAATAGTCAGTGCCCGCACCGCAACGGTAATAGCACCTATCCCTAGTGCAGTAGACGTAAATAGCCCAGGTGTAGTTGATAATCCTCTGACAGCTGAGGTAATAAAATCTGTCATACCTGCCAAGGCTGGACCTAACGTACCCCCGATAGACACGGCCAACGATAGGACTTCCTGCTTAAGCACGTTTATTTTTGCTCTAGGGCCTTCCATTGTCTTTTCAAACGCTACGGTTGCTGCGTTGGTTCCGGTAATGCTGTTTGTCATATTGGTAAACGTATCAGCACCAAGTGTAACGGCGGTAACTACAGAACGACCTACCCTGCTCTCCAGTGCTGCGAAGAGATGTTCAGCCTGCACCCCTTTCTCTCCGGAACGGCCAACTGCGCTATTTAGAGTTTCTACAATCTCAGCAAAGGTTTTAAGTTTAGGGTTTACCTCTTCTGTTTTTATTCCGTAGTAGTCGAGTAGGTTTTTAAGGCGCTCCTTAGGCACCGCCAGTTCTTTTAGCAGCTGGCTGGTACCAGTTCCTATAGTACTAGCTTTTACGCCCGCCTGCGACATGCCAGCCACAACCCCTAGAGTCTGCTCCATAGTCATACCAAACTGCGCCGCTTGAGGGGCTAGGTAGTTGAACGCAGTAGCCAGACCTTCTGTTGTCAGCTTTGAGTTGTTAAGTGCAGCGGTTAGCGCGTTGGCTATTGTTGTAGACTCAGAGGCTTCCTTTTTAAATACGGTAAGGGTGGTAGTAAATACGTCTGCGGCTACTTCAGGTTTTGACGCAGTGGCCGTAGCAAATTTTCCAACAACGCTTGACACTTCACCCAGATCACGTGCTTTAATACCGGCCTGTGCCAGCACCTGCATCAAGCCTGCCACTTCATTTGCGGAGAATCTTGAATTTTTAGCTATGTCTAGTATTGAGGCACCTAAAGCACCCATCTCTTCTCTACTGGAACCGGCAATAGCGGCTATGTCTCGGATGTTTTGGTTAAAATCCACCGCCCCAGATACAGCGTCTCGCAGCTGGCTGCCTACAGCTAAAATGGCAGTACGCAGTGAGTAGAATTCTGTTAGTCTGGTGGCCATTTTGCCCAGTGATTCACCAAACAGCTTTGACCACATGGAGACTTGCTTCACCTCTTTCGCAATATCCTTAAACGAGTTGGTGGTGGTGTCAGCAGCTATGTTGATCCTTTTCAGTCCATTGGCAATTTTAACAGCTTCGCCATTATCTTTTATATCTGCGAGGTTTACTCCCATACGAGCAAACGCATCTGCTGCATCTTTTGCAGTTACTCTGCTGTTTTGATTTTGACGCGTTAACTCCGCAACAGCCAAGTGTGCCTGCCGAATTCTAGCTAAGTCCTCAGCCTGGACTATGTCAGTAATTCTATATCTATCCATAGGTGCGGATATCGAGGGGCGTACGTCATTCATCTGCTTTTGGGCGTCAAGCAATGACGTATCTACACTGGACCTAACAAAACCTGCGCCATACGGGTTAGCCTTGTACTCTAAACCTCTGGTGCCAGCTTGTTGATTCCAGGCAATTTGCTGTTGCCGTAAAGCCTCAGCTCGTTCCATTTCGGCTTTTTTCTCGGCGCGGCGAACGGTATCAACATCATTCTGCCGCTCCAAGGTTGCCTGACGCTCCAACTGCTTAATTTTTTCTATCGAAGCCTTTCTCTCCTCGCTGGCTTGATACATTGTCTTTCTAGTCTTTTCAATTTCATTTTGTCTTTCGAGGTTAGCATTGCGCTCAGTAACGCGTATTTTGGCAGCGGACTCCTTATCCTGAAGCTCTTGTACTTTCGCATTAGGATTATTAAACGCGCCTCTAAATCCTTTGAACTCCTGCAGCACCGCCTTCTGTGCTGCCGCATCTTCGGAATATTTGGTAAGCAACGCCTTTAATTCTTTGGCTGGCATTCCTAAATACTTGGCAGCCTTTGAAATAACACTAGCAGGGGCGAGTTTAAGGGTGCCAGTTACGGCAGCTTCCAACTGTTTAGCAAGGTCTGCGTTCATCTTCTCCAGGGTGGCAATAGATTTAACCAACGCCTGAACTTCCGCCTTTTCTTTATCAATAGCTGCTTTTGCTTTTTTAGCTTCTTCTGCAACTGCGGTAGCTGCTGCAGTGATGCCTGTTGCTGCTGTGTTAGGCACAGAAGCATAATTCGTGTAGTTTGGCTGAACCTGAGTTGCGGGTGATGTTTGTTTAAGCGCAGGTACTTGGGTAATAACCTGCCTAGATAGGGCTGATTGAAGAACACCACCGAACCTGCCTAGATCAGGACCAGCGTGGCTTACCCGCATTTGTCGTTCCAACCCCTTAACTAACTCTTCCTTCGCAGTCAGTTCTGCTTGTCGTACCAGCTTGACTAGGAATGCATCAAACTTACCTTTACTGAAGTTGCCATTCTTATCTCCAAAAACCTCAGCCCCTATTACTGAGTTTAAGCCTGTCTGTGGACCAGTGTTACTTATGGACCCCCTTGTTAAACTAGACAATTTTTGCATAACATCTTGAGCCGTGGAAATACTCATACCACTATCTTTAGTTGCACCCTGCAGACTAAATGACCCGTTATGTGAAAAAGCGCCTGGGTATGTACCTTTCATAATGCTAAGAAGCTTACCATACCAGTCAGGGGAGGCACTATGTGCGCTGCTTGGGCTGGCAAATTCTCTCGGCATTTGTACTAAACTTCCGTAGGCTGTGCGCTTAACTTTCTCAATGGGGCTGTTTAGAGAATTTTTGTAGTTATCCAACACACGCTTAGCTTGTTCCAAGTCTGCTTTTACCTGCTGTGTTATACTACTACCTTCTGACTTTTTTACCTTAAGTTCAAACCCTTTGTTCAATTCTTGGCGTAACCCAGCTACCGTAGTAACCATGCTGTCAATATCTTTTTTAGCGGTACTTACGTTAGCGGTTATACCCTTACTCAGTTTGGACATGTCCATGCCGTTGAGGGCATCTGTGACGCTCTTTATTGACTTCATAAGGGTGTCTAACGGCAGTGCCAGAATAGCCTTTCCAAGACCATCTACGTTAGATTGCATGTGCCCAAACACGTTGTGCTTGGAGGCAGCTTCCTGGGCTTTTCCCAAGACTGAGTTTACGGCAGACACAACATTTACGGAATCTACCTGAACATCCTTACCAACTTCTATCTGAATGCCTAACCTAGTGTACGCCTCTGACATGGGTTTCTCCTTTGCTAATCAAACTAAAAGAGGCAGCAGACTGAGGTCTACCTCTGGTCTACTGCCTCTGTTACTTATATACGCGTTTTTGGTGATAAATATTAGTCGTCTACGTAGTCAGGATACATGCGTTTAAAATCTTCATCGCCCAACATTATTCGCATCTGAGCTAGATTCTCGTCTGAGATGTCACCCAGATCACCGTCGTCCAACCCTATCTCGTCGTCTTTCTTACCACCACCTACTGCTGCAGAAACCAGCTCTACCAAAAACGAGCAGAATGCGTTGGTGCGTTCAGCGTACTCTTTATTTTTCTGAATGTAGAACTCTATCAGCTCTGCCCAGGAATAACCCCACACAAATAGTCGGTAAGCCTTTGGGTTAAACCCGCTAAGCGACATGATGATCTCGTTTACGCTTAATCCTTCGTCTTCTTGGCCTTTGCGTTTTCTTTTTCGCTTGGCTGGTTCGGGGTCTCCGGTGTCTGCATCTCCGTTAACCCCTTTATAAAATCCGAAATTACCTCTGATGCAAGTTTAAACAAGTTGATAACGTCAGTGGACTCTAGGCTAAAGCAGTTGCCTTCTTTAGTGACTTTACCTTCTTCGTCAAACTCAGTAAGCATTAGATTACCTACCGACTTGAAGCTGGCTATCAAGGAAAGGATGTCGTTCTGCACTTGACCTGTAACAGGATCAATAACACCACCTGAATTGATAAACTCTTTGAACAGCATTTCTACCTTGCCGTGGGGGATCAGGACTGTCTTCGTACGACCTTCAAGTACGATTTCATATTCCTTGCTACTGATTTTTTTAAAGCTCATAGATAAAGCCTCCTAGTAGTAAATAACTCTGTATGGTTATATACCGGTAGGTGGCTTAAAATTATTACACACTACCGTACTGAGTGCTTTTGTCTATAGTAGACTCCCACTCGTAGTACTTAGGCATTTCGTCTAGGTGCTACCACTAGGTTATTGCTCCTTAATAAGAAAAAAAAATGAGGTGTTAGACTAAATCTAACACCTCAAATATTACTAGATAACTATCTATTTGTCAATAGTTATTTTAGTGGGTAAACCTATTCTCTTGGTACAGAGGTGCTTCGGTCAACCAGGCGTTCTGATAAGCAGCAGCGCCGGTAACCTCGGTCATCTTAAGTGCTTCCATCTCGTAGTTAGATGAAGAAAATTCGTTACTTGGAGCAATTTCCGGAAACTTGGAGAAGTTAGTAGACGGACACCAGTAGGCGTACAGACTGCCCCCACGAGTACGGCAGAGAACCTCAACCGGAATAGACGCAATATTGCCCTCGTTAATTACACTGTTCATCATATTGCGCAGAGTCTGGATAGAGCTGTTGTTAAATTCCAAAGATTCCCATCCAACAGAAACACTAGTAGAATCAATAACTTGGTCGGCAACGTAGGTGGGAAATCCCGATTCAAGTTTTTTTACAGACCCAATATTAAAAGCAATCTTACTAGCCTTCAGGCCGCCTACGCTATTTGCTGCGGTGAGTGAGCTGAATGGGCTTACAATACTTGTCTGGGATCCGTTTTGAGCAGAACCAGACCATACGCCAATAATCCAGGTGTCACCTTCGGCCACAGAAGTAATAGCCGAGCCTGCAACAGACACACCAGAAGCCGTACTACTGGCTACGTTCAATGCAGTAGTGGTAAATGATCCGGCTGCTACTGTGATCACGCTATCTTTGAAGCCCAGCGGAGACCACACCTCAATTTGGGTAGCAGAAGACGCGCGCAGAATGAATGCGCCATCTTGTGCACCTGAATAAGTACCCGTAACAGTAAACGTACCAGTACCTGCGTTGGTAGCGTATACATCAGCTGGTTTTACAACTTCAGTTGTGTTATCAAGTGCTGAATACACTTTCTTTGATTTGCCTACCGCCACCATAGGACGCGTAATAGCGGTACCTGCCGGACGAATAGAAGGAAGACCTACACGGATCTGGGCTACACCTACAAGAACGCCAGATGCGTCTTTTACAATAGGCTGTACGGATCTATCAATTGCCATTTTATGTTCTCCTGTTTAAAGTTAAGTACTCCAGCCTACATAGGATCTGTGCCAGCGTATACTAACCCCACCGTTAGACTACGATAACTACCACCTGTAGGTGTGTTATAAATGGAACACGCGGTTCCGCTAAAACTACCTGTACAGTTATATACGGTAGGACTCTGATAATTTATTACACGTATGGGATTTCCCCTGCGTAGACAATCCCTACGGTTAAACTCCTGAAGCTGCCGCCTCCGGCGTGCTGCAACACAGGTATAAGGGAGGTCTCGCACACTTCCATTTCACCTTTAAGAACGCCAGTAGTATCATCGTAAACAAGAAAGCGACGCCCAGGATTGATCTCTTTACATACCTTGTCCACAAGTCTGTTGAGAGTTGCCTTCTCGTTTCTTAAGCCGTTCTTGATGGATATATGGAGAAAATAATTTGCTCTAGGTACAGACCCTGTAGTATTAGATAGTGTATCCACTACAATCCACTCATTAAACGTGGTGAAGTCAACATAGTTGGTGTTTTCAAAAATCTTGATCCCTTGTGCTACTTCAAAGGTATCATAGAGAAATTTAAAAAGTGAACTTTCAACGTCTGAAATGGTCATTTGTACATGTTCCTAAGGAAGTCGTCTGTTTGAGATTTATTCTGTATATCTTTGTCAGTGTACGTCACGTCGTTATGCTTACCCGCCTTATCACCTCTGAGTTGTGAGTCTTTGGTGGCGCGCTTGTCAGACCAACCAGCTAGTCCTACTATTATTTTTGAAATAAATTCAGAGGTTAATTCTTTAGCCAAGGTACTATTTGGATTACTTAGCGCTGAGGTCATAGCATCGACAAATAATTTATTAGCTACCGAGAAGAGTTTCCTGGATCGAATAGTGGTGCCATAATCGCTAGGGCTGTCCTGCTCCATAGCAGAGGCTTTGCGCAATGCCTCAGGATACCTATCGGTGATACCGGCAAAAAGCGGTGAGTTAGTAGTACCTGCCTCGACAGCTCCGGCAGTTTCACCAGTGTACTGCCAAATCTTGAATACACCCCGCAAATAGTCTAACTCTGGAATTTTTTTGTACCCAAACTCCTCTGCGTAAATCTCAATGGTCTTATCAGTAAGACTGTCCCAGTAGCGGCTGGCGTGCTTACCGTTAAAATACATATGAACGTTACCGCCAGTGGCTTTCACTGACCCCATAGCAGAGATCACAACCTTCTTATACTCGTTAAGTATGTCTAGGGTCCAAACAAACCTGCCACGGTTACGCTTTGACATCTCTGGTATTTGCTTTAATGACCCTAAGATTCTATCCAAATCGCCAGGAGTAAATCTTACGACGCAGTCTCCCATCAGCGTACGTCCACATCGGTGTAGCACGTCCACACCCCAGGCCACGAAACCTTATCAATACTGAGTACTTTATAGGTATCGCCATTACTGGAGGTGATCCGGTCGGACTCTTTAATACCTATCTTGGCCTGAACAAAGATTCGTACTTTATCCTGTGCGATAGTACGGTCCTGCTGCTCCAACGTATTGTAAGTCTGAGGATTGGTGACAATAGGTACGTCTGTAAACAGTACCTCTGGAGCGGGGTCAACCACCCTACCAAACGTATCTCTCACCCCATCAGACCAGCGCTCAATTGATGCAGTTGCATCGCAGTAGTACAAAGCACAATCTATGTATACTGCCTCTCCGTTCAACATCTCCATTTTAGCCGACATCAAAAAATATTTCTTATTGTCGGCCCTATCAAGAAGCAGCTCACCTTCGGTGATATCGTCCAGCTTACAGAACAGAAACCCCTTATTAACCTTGATACGAGAAAACGACGTGGTAGCCATCTGGTTTACTTGAGCATACCCTACTATGTCAGTATTTCGATCTATATTGCGAATTCTAGGTACGCCACCTACGACGCCCATAGTTCGCTTCATAAAGCTTTGTGTCATCCTGGCCATTTTAATCATTAGTAGATTGATACCATTCTATAGCGGTCGAGTACACGCTTAACAAGTACGGGCAGCTCCAATGAACTCAGCTTGAAGTCGGCCTCACCAAACTTACCTGCGTCAATTCCTATGGTTTCATCAGTTATTTTCCTGAAGTTCAGGGATATGAGGTTACACGCAGCGTAGCCCAGCTCTGATGGCACTGCGTCCTCTGCATATCCAGCGTTAAACGTTACATAAATGTTTTTTCGTCCTGCTGGGAACGTAGTTGTATCTGCGTACTGATCTAGGTACAAGTAGCTGTCGTTGTTCAAATATACACTTGTCACCACATCATTAAACGTAGTTACATCTTCACGTATTTTCACACGAGTGACAGAATTGATCGGATACACCTTCAAATCAAGTGTATCCGATCCGCTTCCGTTGAATCGTATATCCGTATAGTCGGTAGCTAATAGGTTAGTTCCACAGTAATTGTTGATAACGCCGTCAATGTATGGTATCAGCATACGCACGACGTCCTCCTCAAACGACGTAAGGGATTCTTTGTTGAGGAACATTGTTACGTTATCTACTGTGGTAAAAGACATTATTTCTTCCTCGTCTTGGCCATCTTAGCTTCTTGGTTCTCTACTTCTACGCCAGTTTCGTCTGCCTCAACCACGACGGCTGGGGCTGCTTTACCGTCAATTTTTTCAAACAAGTCAGGAAAGTCAGCCAGCATTTGTGCCTTAACTTCTTCCGGAATAGAGTACTGGTCCGTACAGTCTCCTGCATACATACTACAATATGGGCTGTGATAATCACCCTTTGCTTTGAGTTCCATTTAGTATCCTTTCTGGTAAACTACTTGGGAGTCTAGGCATTGCACCTAGACTCCCTTTAGACTTCTTAGTAGTTGTACAGAACTGCAGTGGCCTTAGCAGTAGGAGCTGCGATCTTCTCGAAGTCCAGACGCTGTGAACCAATCAGGTTGGTGGTTTGTGAGTAAACGTTACGGAACAGCTCCAGGCTGAAGTCCTTACGATCACCCCAGCTATAACCCTTGGAGTTAGTAATCACAGCAGTGCTCTTGGTGTACAAGGTTCCATCCATAACACCGGCTGCGTTCAGACCAGCCAGTGAGTCGGCTGCGTCAGTAGTAACGCCAGCTTGTGGCAGAAGCTCAGTTACGATGATTGGAATACCGTCAAACTTGCCAAGCTCACCGTTACGGATTACTGCGTCAGGACCGAAAGAATACAGGGACTGATAGGCAGTAAACTTCAGCATCTTGTTGTAATCCGCCATGTTAACAAGAATTGCCAGATCCTTAGGATTCTTGCCATACTTGCCCATCAGAGCACGAGCAGCACGAAGGTTGTCTTCGCTGATTCCGCCAGAAGCTGCGTCAAACTTAGCTGCTACTCCCATAGCATCAGCACGGATACCTTTAACAAGCTTACGGGAATCTTCGCCAGTCTTAGCTACTGAGTAGATGGAAGTGCCAGTATCACCGTTCAGACACATGGTCTCTTGTGCCAGAGCAAAGCCGTCAATCAGTTGCTGACGAATGAAGTTCAGAGCAGGAACAATGGAATCTTGCTCGAATTCGTCGGTCATCTCGACGATGGACATAATCTTCTTGGCAGTGAACTGGATTTTGGAGGTCTTGGGTTGGTCTTTAGTTACCGAAGTACCTTCAGCACCGGCACGTGCGATAATGCGGCTAGGATTGAACGGGAGGGTCCAGTCAGAAGCAGGCATTTGCATACGACCGAACATGCCAGCAATTTCCAGAGCCAACCAGATCTCGGTCTGCAGCTGTGCAGAGAAACCTTTAGGGATGAATTCAGCACCAGTACCTACACCAGTGGTCGTATCAGCAACAACTGCATCAAAAGATGCCTTCAAGTGCAGTGCCTCAGCATAGGTAGGCATTTCTTTGATCTTCTCAAACTTTGCACGGTCAAAAGCACCAGTGTCTGCATCTGTGCACAGAGCCTTGGCAATGTACAGTTCGTCCAAACGGGTAGCAACTTCCTTCTTAGTCAGGTCAGCTCCGCCCTGTGCT